CAGTAATGATCCGTGGCTCATTCCATATGAGCGGATTGTTGATATGTTCCACAATGGCGGAACCTAAATTGTGAAAAGAGCGGGTGATACTTATTTACCTGATGGGAACGGTTTAACTTCTTCAGCTTCAACTGTTCCATCTTGTTTTCTGATAACGAAAATATTTCGTTTTTTTAAAATTGCTTTACTTATCGCACTTTGCCTAACACCTAACAATTCAGCCGTTTTGTGTTGTCCTAGCTCGGTAGCAAATTTAGTTAATGGGACTCTTTCCATAGTTTCTCCTTTTTTAACTATTATCACCGCAAGTGATAAAATAGTCAACACCTGCGGTGATTGGTAAATATTCCATTTGGTAATAAAATCACAGCATGAAAAAGAAACCGATCACAGAAGAACAAAAAGCTGACGCTCTTCGCCTAAAAAATATATTTGAGGCAAAAAAGAAAGAGCTTGGCTTATCACAAGAAACCTTAGGCGATTCAATCGGCATGGGGCAGAGCGCTGTTGCTCAGTTATTGAATGGAGTAAACGCTCTAAACATAGAGAACGCCGCAAAGTTAGCAGAAGCATTACAGGTTACAGTCGATGAATTTAGTCCGTCTCTAGCTAAAGAAATTAGAGGTATGTTTAAAGCTATCAGTCCATTAAAAACACCAAGCATGGATGAAAAATACCAATACCCTCTATTCACGAAGGTACAGGCTGGAGCTTTCTCAACAGAATTTAACTCATACACTCAGAAAGATGCGGTGTCGTGGATACCGACAGCTAAGAAAGCCGGTGAGCGTGCTTTTTGGTTAGAGGTTGAAGGCCAATCAATGACAGCACCACCAGGAGGTAAACCAAGTTTTCCTGAAGGAATGCTTATCTTGGTTGATCCTGATGAAGAAGTGGAATTCGGAGATTTCTGTGTCGCTCGTTTGCTAAATGATGAATTCACATTCAAACGATTGATTAGAGAAGGTGGAATATCATATTTAGAGCCGTTAAACCCACGCTATGACCTGATCCCTATTAACGGTAACTGCACAATCATAGGCAAGGTAATCAAGTCACAATGGCCTGACGACACGTTTTAGGGTGTGATCATACATATTATTTGTTTTTTTTTGATTATTAATTAAATATTAATTTTTCTTAAAGGGGTGTGTGACATGAGTAAGCGGCAAATAAAAACAAAAAGAATATTATATAAGGAAGTTCTTATTCCAGGGCAAAGTTCTTCTCTTCAGCAACTGCTATCTGATGTCTTGTCTAAGCATCAGAAAGCTGAGAATAGAAAAGAATTGGTAAACCCAAATAATGATGATCTATTTAGATTAATAAATAAATCAGAAACTTTTGAAGGGATGTTGTTTTGCCAATTAGTTTCCTTTGAGCCAGGTCATTCACAGCGCTATATTCAATTAAAAAATGATGCGGAATCATACGAGATCCGTTCGGTTACATCTGCAGAGCTTGCCAAACTAACTGATGAACAGGCAGATGAAATCAAAAAAGAACAAAATCAGGTAATTAGTGAGTTTATAGATTCGATTTTATATTTTGGTGTTTTTGGAAATAGTATAGTTGTCATGCAGTCTAGATCGCTAACTACCAGAGAGTTAGAAATACACCTTAGATGGTTGCTTGGAACGCTCACTCAAAATATAACTAATGGCGGCGTTCTTCTAATTAGAGACAAGCCTAAGGAAGAAATTATTGAAAAGGTCATGTCTAGACCGATAAAGTCAGTATCCGTTGGCGCTCCTATAGAAGCAGTTAGTAACCTAGATAGTGGCAAGCAAAAATATCTACCTTCGGGGTCTGGTGCTGATGTGATAAAAGCAATGCTAGCAGAGAAATGGGATAGTTTCATAAAAGGAATTAAGCTGACAGATTGCCTTGATGATGCTAACCTTGAAGTGAAACTAGTCTTTACTTACAAGAGAAAAACCACAGAAAATGGAGAGAGAGTTTTAAGGCAAATAGTTGATTCAACAAGACATTACCCAGATGAGGATGTCACTGTAGAGATGGTCGGCGGGACAAAGTTATCAGGTGAAGATATAAGATTATGGCACACAATAAAGCTAATAACGTATAACAGCTTAATTGATGAGCATGACTTGTATGCGCAAATGCATGATTGGCTGAGAAGCCTACTAACAACAGAAGAGATTGAAGGCTATGATGACCAATAATAGTAATAAAAAACAGTTTATACTCGGTGGACTATTCCACTTAGTTATGTCTGTTACTATTGCTATTATCAGCTATAAAATTTCTCAATTTTTTATTCATGATAAAATAAAATCAATCCCATGGGGGGTTATAAGCATATTGCTACTCCCCACCGGATATGGCGTGACATTTTTGACAAAGCTTTCTGAGGTTAAAAAAAACACAGTTGAGCTATTAAATAGATCCGAAACTAGACACCTAGATATTATAATAAAATACAAAAAAAGAGGCGCGTATTTAACACTTTGTTTTCAATTAATAATTGTTGCTGGCAATATATTTTTCAGCGTTGGGAGTTTACCCGAAAACTTACAGCAGTATCATAAAGATTTGCTTTGTTTGCTCATAGCTTTAACCGTAACGTCACTATACCTTATATTGCCATTTATACTCGGCGTGAACGAAGTTAATGATTTTGAATCTAAAGTAAAAGAAAGAAAGTCTAGAAAAAAGAAAAAAGAAGAACTTCTTAAGAAATTAAAATCAGACAAATAACCCCACCCAGCCCTCCCCGCGAGGGCTTTTTTGTGCACACTCCCCTCTAAAGAAGTGATCTCCATTCCAATCTGAGATTTATTTGAAAATAAATTATCTGAAAATACAACAAATTAACACCGCAAGTTATATTATTATCACCTGCGGTGTTGACTTATAAATCACCGCTGGTTATATTTAATCACATCGAAGGCAAGGAGCCATAGATAAACAGGATGTTCGCTCTTTTACAAATTAACTCCCGCCATTGTGGGAAAGTTTCAAAACTCCAAGTGAGTATTGGGATTGGTGAGTGCTAAGGCTGATTAGCGGAACTTAGCGGGTTCAGATGGGTAAAGCAGAAGTGTGCATTGTAAGACAAGCTGCGTAAATAGCCGGAAAGCACAGTTACCCAATAAATCCAGTGAAAATCATGACGTGTATCCTCCTGATGGAGTGGCAGCTAACACTGGAAATAGTCTAAGTAGGAGTTCAGTACCTACCACCAATCACCAATACTTACTAACCGAGGGTAAATTATGGCTCAAATTACTTACTTACCGCGCACTGGTAAGACAAATTCAAAGATGCGTCGTTATATCGCTAGAGGTGAATTAATGGCTCGCAAAGCTTTAGAAGAAGCGAATCGTGGTCGCACTACTGAGGAAATATGGGATTCAATCATTAAGCCAGTCGATGAAACGGATGTGCTGGCAAGCTTGGTGTTAAGTCTTAAATCAGCACCAGATGAGCGTAGGAAATTAAAAATTAACCGCCGACCAATTATAAGTGACGGCGGTGTTACCGCTAGAGGTTAAAATAATACATCAAAAGCGTTTGTCGCCTTTGGTTCTTTTGATTCTATGGCTTTTTTAAATGATTCCATCAAGGACAAATATTTATCAAAAAATTCTTCAGGAGTTAGTTCTTCTTTGCTTCTGCGAAGATACTCAAGTGCAAGTTCAGATTCATTAATTTTCATCATTCAACGCCTCATAGAAAATAGGAATTCAAACTCTATCACGAGGGTATACTTCCGTCTAATTTTCGGAGCGATAGGTAAGACAATATAAACTATTTATATATGTTATTTATTTTCAAAGGCGATAAATCGGTCTCGCCTAATAAAAAGCACCGTTTGAATCGGAGGATTTATGTAACAAGTAAGCGGATAGACCGCAGTTGCCGAAAGGTAGCAATTGCAGGGTTGTTACCTGCTCCCGAGTCTCTATGAGAGCCAGCTTCACATCTGGTGAGGGTTACGGATTAAAAGGTGTGTGGTTACGCGTATTAGGAATGCCAAGCCTAAGCCACGAAAGATGAACTCAAGGGCATGAGCGCGTCCACTGCGAGAGTGTGGATTATCAATAGGTTGGTGAGTTGATTAATAGATAGGAGATAGAGATGGAGTTAAAGATAGATAGAGGCACTCTACTTGCTGTCATGGAGTGTATGGCAATAAGAGATATTCGCTACTACATTTGCGGTATCTGCTTTCTACCTAACGGAAAAGTGGCTGGCACAGATGGTCACATGTTGGCATACGGCGAACACGATAACGAAATTGAAAATGAAGTTATTTTATCAGTGGGTAAATTACCAACTAAGCAATTCGATTATGCAATTTTCGATACTGATGACGGAATTGTTAGGTTGTTTTCAGATGAAAATACGCTAATAGGTGTTTCAATGTGTAGTGTTATCGACGGGCGCTTCCCACACATCGACAAGCTAATCGAAAAAACAAGAAAAATGAAAGAAAACTTACCATTCAAAATAGGTATTAACGTTTCATTTCTTGCCAAATTACAGAAGATAGCAAAGTATGTTAACCCTAAAATGCCAGCTATCGAACTTCAATTCAAAACAGGTCAAGACGCTATCATTTGCGACATATTCAACCCATGCAAGCCAGTATCGGTATTGATTATGCCAATGCGTATTTAGTTAATAACGGAGGGAGTATGACATCCCTCGTTCAGCAGTAACCCACCCTATATTTAGATATATAAACAAGACATTTCGTAATTAATTATATTCATTAAAAGGAAATAAAAATGATGAAACAAAAAACCAGTGTCGTTATTAACGTAAAATTAACTTTAGAACATGGAATTAAATCACCACATGTTAAAGTAAAAACAAAAATATACGTTCATGAAGAAACTCCAGAATTAGAATTATTACTAAATAACTTCTCAGATAATTTAGTTGGAGAAAATTCAATTAAATCATCATTTGAAAAAGCGATTATAAATACATTACTCAATAAAAAAACACACTAATAAAATTCAAATCATTAAAAATAAATTAATACACCTTCACTTCGCCAACACCAGATAACCGCCTTATCTCTCATCTAACGGGGTCACCATGACAACTAACTATTACAGCGCTATGCGTGACGGCATGGCGGTGCGTATCACTACGCCTCAAGCACGTAAAAATAAACGTACAAGCCCATGGTTATTCAGTTTAGCTGTGGTCATTGTAACAACCGTTGGCGTAATACCGACATTTGTAAGTTGAGGTGATTATGCAAATTTCATACAGCTACTCGAACGGAACTCGTGTAGTAGACGGCAAAACAGTCATGGAATTTGACGAAAGTAGCAAACTTAGCATTGAGACAGGCAGTTTCGCTGAGCTGGCTAAATTAACGGAAATCGACCCAGTGGAAGCCCTGCAATGGATTATGCAGTTCGACAAGGAAGAGATTGACAGGATTGTCAATGA